GGTTATGGCGCAATGCAAGGGACAATGGCTTTGCTAGGTAGCGAAAGTGGAGCATTGGCTGAATCAATGCAAAAGTTGATGGCCGTTCAAACCGTTCTGCAATCCATTGAACAGATTAGGGCTGTACTTGAAAAGGAATCATTCTTAATGATGAAGGCAAGGTCTGCTGCTACATTTGTTCAAACGGCTGCTACTTCAGGACTAGCTGCTGCAACGGGTGGAGCAACGGCTGCAATGGCTGCATTCAATGTAGTAATGATGGCTAACCCTGTTATGCTTATTGTGGCTGGTATTGCTGCTTTAGTTGGTGTGATTGCTTTACTTATCCCAAGCGAAGAGAAAGCTGAAGCAATGAATGAACGCATCACCAAGTCTTATGACCGAATGACAAAAGCAGCTGAGAAAGCAGCAGCGAAAAGAAAAGAAAATGCAGATACCGCTATTGAAATTGCACGAATCGAAGGTAAGAGCATCGAAGAGATACATGACCTTGAAAGAAAAAACATTTTAGATACTGAGAATGAACGAAGAGATACGATGGCTCGTGAAAGGGATACTATCGTACAGAGAAAACAGGCATACAAACAAGCGTTAGAAGAGGGCAACGAAGATTTAGCGAAGCAAATAAAGGATGAGATAAAGCAGCACAGAGACAAATATAGGAATCTGACAGCACAGAATGGTTCTTATCGCAATGAATTAAAGGTATTGGATGCACAATTCACAGCTGATCAATTGAAGGCTGAAGAGGATGCAGAAAAGAAACGACAAGAAGCAGCTGAGAAAGCTAAAAAGCGAAGAGAAGATGAAGCAAAGAAGCGCTTAGAACAGGCTCGATTGCTTGAGGACCTGATAATAGCTAACATTGAAGATGCTGACCAAAGAGAATTAGCGCAAATGAACCTAAAGCATGAGCGTGAAAGGCAAGAAATTATAGCTAAGTATGGTAAGCAATCGCAGCTTATAGCAGAGCTTGAGAAGAATCAGCAATCTGAAATGTTCAAGCTCATGGAAGAGCAAGACAAAGCAGCTGACGCAAAGCAAAAAGAGCAAGACGACAAGGCAGCTGCTGAAGCTAAAGCGAAACTTGAAAAAGAATTAGCTGATCAAAAAGCAGGAGCAGAATTGAAGCTATTACAAGCTGAGGAAAATTTCTACGCTGAACAAGAAGCGAAGAAAGAATTAGCTTTAATAGAGATGCAACAAGCTCTAAACAATACTGACTTAACTGAGAATCAAAAGCTATTGATTAAGCAGCAATACGCTGACAAAATTAAAGCTATTGATGACGATGTAACGAAGCATGAGCAGAATAATGCTAAGATGTTGAGTGATGCGAAGATGAAGATAGCTCAGGATTCTCTCCAATTGATTCAGAACATTACTGAGTTATTTGGAAAGAAAAATGAGAAGGCAGCGAAGGTAGCATTCAATATTGATAAGGCAGCAAAGATTGCATCCGCTACAATGGCAGGGATAGAGGGTACAATAAACGCTTATAAGACAGCGCAAGGTTCACCGATAACGGCATTATTACCAGCTTATCCAGCTATTCAGGCAGGACTTGCAGCTGCATTTGCTGCGACAAATATTGCAAAGATTGCATCTGCTAAGTTCCAATCTTCGGGAGGTGGTGGAGCTTCAGCAGCAGCGGTATCTGCACCTTCACAAGCAGCTCCAGCTGTACCTATCCCTGAAGCATCTAGCACATTGACAGCTAACCTACCGGGTGGTGGTGGAAATACAGGAGGCGGAAGTAAGGTTTATGTACTTGATTCAGATATCACAGCACAGCAGACAATGAGCCAAAAGGTAGAATCTTTAGCTACGTTTGGAGGCTAATAATGCACATATTTTTTAATGTTACTCTAATAGGTATATGGCGCAATATTTTTGGATAGGAGTTAATGAGAATGATGAAACGGGGATTGATTTCAATTCCTTTGTCGATGTTCCTGCTCACATGAAAGGAATGATCCATTTCTCAAAGGAAGCTGTACGTTATTCATTCAATGATGAAAAGCGTATGGTTACGGGTGTAATGATTGCAGCTAACCAACCAATATATAGATGGTCACCTGAGTTAGGTGATCACTATGTAATCTTCAAAGCGGATACTATTGATTTGATTAGAAGAAAGTTCTTTAAAAATGGATACAGTAATAACCTGAATGTGATGCATGATCCAAAGCAAGTACAGAAAGGTGTTACTTTGGTCGATTCTTACATCGTTTCTTCGACTGATCCAAAGCTGCCAAAGGTACCTGAAGCACTTTCAGCAATGAATTTACAGGATGGAACATGGATTGCTTCCTACTTTGTTGAGAATGATGAGCTTTGGAATCAAGTAAAAGAGGGTAAGTTTGGCGGATTCTCTGTAGAGGGTTGGTTTGAAAAGGTAAAAATTAACACGAAAAATAAAATGAACAAGCAAAAAAAGAGCATTTGGGATCTTTTCACGAAAGGAAGCCCAGTAGCTGAGAAATTCGCTGAAGCTGTTACAGCTGAAGGGGTTGCTGTGTTCTATGAAGGTGAGTTAGCTGAAGGTACTGCGGTATTTGTTGAGCTTGAAGAGGAAAGAATCCCTGCACCTGAAGGAGAACATGAGTTAACTCTTGAAGATGGTACAGTTAAGGTAATTACTCTAAACAGTGATGGCGTTATTACTGCTGTTGTAGATGTAGAAGCGGAAGTTGAAACGACTGAAGTAGAAGCATCTGTTGAAGCAGAGAATGAATTTCAAGCTATCCCTGCAGAGCAAGTATCTGAAGCGTTAGAAACAGCTACAGAAATCATCGCAGAGAAGACTGGCTTAGAAATGGGCGAGGCTTACGACATTGCTACATTGGTAGTGAATGCGATCAATGAGATTAAGGTAGAGGTTGCCGATGCAATGCGAAAGCAAACATCTGAGATTCATAACCGATTCATTGAAATGGAAGAAAAATTCAATTCCATGAAATCAGAAATGAATACAATTCAAAAGGGTGAGAAATTTGGAGCATCTCCAAAGGCAGCATCTTCTCATGTATCCTCTTACAGAGATTTATTAAACAAGTAAACCAATTATTTAAAATAAACAAAAATGAAAAGATTAAATCAAATTGTTAAGGAGCGTTTCGACTACGATGTGGAAGGCCTAGCTCCGTACACAGATGCGCAATCTACGCAGATGTTGACTGACCTAGTTTACGCTTCAGGCTTGACAGGTCGTATTTCCGTAATGGAGAATGTTAAAGGTTCTGAAGAAATTAAATTGTTAACTTCAGATCCAGCTCTTCAGGCTGCAACTTCTTGCGGTTGGACTCCTTCAGGAGGTGTTATCCTGACAAATGAAACTATGACTACTAAGCGAGTTAAGATTCAGGAAGATTACTGTAACGAAGACCTTAACGGTACTTGGGCGCAGTTGATGAATGCAGCTGGTGCAAATGTACAAGATACTGAAGCTCCATTTGCTGACATCATGGCAGCTTACTACATTAAGAAGGCAGCTAAGAAGAATCAGGATTTGATGTTCAACGGAGATACTACTTCTTTGAATCCTGATCTAGCTCATTACGATGGATTCGTTACTCTTTGGGATAACGATGGTGATCTAGTTGACGCTAACACTTTGCAGACTTCAATCACATCTGCAAACGCTTTGGATATTGCTTTAGAAGTTTACGAAGCTATCCCTTCTGTATTGATGGATAACGATGTTAATGTTGAAATCATCTGTGGCCGTGAGACTTTCCGTAAGATTATCGCACAGAACTTCAATGACAATAAGTATCATTTCCCTATCTCTGAGGAAGCAGGAACTGAGCCTTCTTTCATTCTACCAACTACAAATGTTCGTGTACGTTCTTACTCTCAATTGAACGGAACAGAGAAGATGTATGCTGTACCTTACAACTATATGTTCTTCGGTACTGATTTAGCTGGTGACTACGAAGGTTTTGAGTTCAAGTATGATGATACTGACGAGAAGCTACGTTTCGGAGTTAAGTGGAGATCAGGTGTATCTTATGTATTCCCTGAATACTTCGTTAAGTTGGTTCTTGCTGAGGCATAATTATTAATCAAATTGGGAGGGCTTCGGCTCTCCCTTCATAAAAAATATAAATAAAATGGCGTGTGAAATAACAAGCGGATATGACCTAGTATGTGATGCACCCGGTGGTGTAGATACATGGTATGCTTTCGCCGTGAAGGATAGTAACGGGGCGAGTAACTACGCAACTCTTACCTATGCTGATGGAGAAATTACAGCATTGACATTAGGAGCTGGAAAGTATGCATGGCCTTTGAATGTTGAGATTGAAACATCTACTTTCACAGATACAGCAGTTGGAGAAAGAGCTAACGCTTCATATGGTCGAAGCCAATCAGCTACGGTTGTATTGCATGGCAATACTGCTGATATGATTGTACAGATCGAAGCATTTGCTACAGGCCGTCATGCTCTTATCGCAAAGTTGAATGATGGAACTTATGAGTTATTGTTCATGGAGAATGGCGCAAAGGTAACGGATGAAAGAACTCCGGGTACTGCGTTTGAAGATATGAACGGAAATACTTTGACATTCACAGGAAAAGAAAGATTAAAAGCAATGAAGATTAGCAGCACAATTGTGAATGCTCTTCTTGATTAATTTTTATATCTTATAATTTTGTAAATTAGGGGGAGGTTAAAGCCTCCCCTTTTTCAAATGTGCTATTATGGCTAAAGGTTTTTTTATAAAAGGATTCGGTTTTATCCAAGATAATGATAAAAATAAGGATCTATTAATTGCAAAGGGACTAATCCCTAGTGATAAACCAAAAAGAAAAAAGAAGCAAGATGATACTATTGCAGCAGAACACAACGAATCAGATAGTAGTAACTCTGAACGAGCTGAAGAGTGATCTATTGCCTGAAAATTGGCTCTTTAGATTTGTTTTGGATCAGGATGATTTCTATGAATACCTGATTTATTTAACAGATTTAAGTGTTGCCCCAGCTAGATATAATCTATTTGAACTTGAAGAAGGTGTAGATGTAGATTTTAAGTTTGTTGGGGACTATTTATATGAAGTTTATCAGATGCCTGAAGGGGATTCTGTAGATTATACAATAGGAGTAAAAGTTGAAAATGGAAAGATGCGACTTTTAGAGGGTGAAGTAATCCCTACTCCTACATTTGAACCGAATACTGAAACACCAATATATGATCCGAACGATATTCCGTGAAGCTAAACAGCCTCAACCCGTTGAAAAAGTAGATAATAAGACTGGCCTTATTAAGTGGGGCGAGGACAATTTATATGGTCAGTTCCTTGTGGGCTTGTATCAAGATAATCCTGTACATTCGGGTATAGTGAACCAAAAGGTTAAGTTCATCACAGCTGGAGGTATTGAAGTGAATACCGAAGAGCAGATGGATAATGGGAGGTCACCTTACACATTGAAGGAAGTAGTTGACATCATATGTCGTGACAATGAGATTGCTGACGCTTATGCTGTACTATTCAAGAAGGATTTAGTAACGGGCAGATGGGCAGCGTTCCCTATTGATTTCGAGCTTGTAAGACAAACAGAAAGCGGTGTATATCTTGAGGTTTCAGAGGATTGGTCTAAGCCAAAACAAGACCCTATTAAAACGGAGTGGAGAAAATATAAGAATATCCTACGCATGAACTCTGAAGATACGGAGGTTATCATGTACAATATAACGAGGCCAAAGCAAAGGAAGATAAGTGGTAAGAAAGAACTTACTGCTAACTATTATGCAATACCGGGTTATTCAGGAGCTATCACTTCAATCATGGCGGGTATTGAAATGGACTACTTTACTTATTCTGAGGTTGTAAATAGTTATAAAGGTGGTGCAGTAATAGCATTGAATAATGGCGTTCCTGAAACAGAGGAAGAAGAAGATAAGATTATCAGCCGAATCAAAAGAGATGCCACAGATAGAAATCTTCAGGGAGGTTTATCAATCTTATTCAGCGAAGGCAAAGACCAAGCTCCTGAGATTCACCAATTAAATGGTAACGATCTTGATAAAAGATACATTGAATCTAATAAAGAGATTCTTCGTAAGATAATGATAGCTCACCAAGTTATCTCTCCAGCTTTATTTGGGGTGTTATCTGAGTCTTTGTTTGGTTCTAAGGAAGAGATGGAGGTAGCTTATAAACTATTTCAAGAGAATTACGCTAAGTATCGACAAGAAAAGATTTCTGAGGAGTTCAATTGGGCATGGCAACGATTGAACCGAGAAGAGTTAGGAATGAAATTTAACGATTATATCCTTAACCTAGAGCAGAACATCGAAGAAACTAATAAGACAAGCGCTGCATTGAATGGAATGTCTCCATTGTTAGCAAATAAGGTACTTGAGAATCTAACAATTAACGAGATTAGAACGTTAGCACAGTTAGCTCCGTTGCCTAATGGTGATATTATCCCATCTCAGGCGGTTGCTCCAGCTGCATTCAGCGAAGAAGACCCTGTACTAGTTGAATTCTCAAAGGTTGGAATCAGTAAAGAAGATGTTATTATTTTAGATTCTAGGGAATATACATCATTTGAAGATAACGAAGAGGATTTTAAAAGAGCATTCTTTAAGGATCGTCACGCAATGACTGTAACAGATGACGATAGAAATATTCTTCAGATGATTAAGAACGGCGAAAGCTATGATTCAATAAGCAAGGCTATCGGTAAAGGTGGCGTGTATCTATCTAAACGATTGTTTCTGTTGAAGGATAACGGTTATGTTGATGGATGGGAACTAACTGAAAA